AATCGGCTACATTTGGTGCTCCTTCCAATGGTGCAAGCACAACTAGTGCAGACATTACATTCCCACAAGCCACAGGTTCATGGGGAACAGTAACTCACATTGCTATTTGGGATGCTCTTACTACAGGTAATATGTATTACCACACAGCATTGGATGCCTCCAAGACGATTGATACAGGAGACATTTTTAAGATCGCATCAGGAAGCCTCACAGTAACATTGGCTTAGTAGTTTATGCCAGCAGATTACTGTGGTGCTTTTACAATTGATAACATCGATCAGTTCGGCACACTAGAACAGATCCTTGTTTCATTTGACGATCCAGCATGGAACTCTACAAGCACCTGTATTTACTATGGCGATGCTAGTGTTACAGCCAATGCTAGTGCCAATGCGAATGCTTATGCAATAAAAGCAGGTGTCGCATCAGTAACAGGAACAGGCACAGCAACAGCTAGTGCCATCAGAACAAGAACATCATCTGGCTCTGTAACAGGTAGTGCCACAGTAACAAGTAGTGCATATTTGATCCGATTTGGATCAGGAGCAGTAACAGCACAAGGAACTGTCAATGCAGAAGCAATCAGAGTTAGGACATCTTCTGGATCAGTATCAGCAACAGCTACAGTCAATGCTGTTGGATATGGAATATTTGCAGGAGTGGGGTCTGTCTCTGCTCAAGGTTCAGTCTCGGCAGATGCTATTCGAATTAGAACAAGCTCAGGCGAAATTACTGCAAGTGGCACAGCTAGTGCAAGTGGTGTTCGGATTAGGACATCGACAGGAAGTATCTCAGCAACAGCAACAGTAACAGCACTTGGTGGTGTTGAGTATCAAGGAACAGGCACAGTTACAGCATTTGCAACAGTTACAGCAAACCCTATAGCAATTTATGGTGCTGTAGCAACAGTTAATGGCATTGCCCTAATCAATTGTTTTGGTCGAGTATTAGGCGATAATTGGACAGACGAAACAGCAGGAACAGAGGCTTGGACAGCACAAGCAGCCACTTCTACAGTATGGACTGATGTTACATCAGGCTCAGAAGCATGGACTGTAACCCCAAGCATTACAACTGCATGGACAGACATATCTAGTGGAACAGGACAATGGCAATAAGCAGAATAACATTTGGAGAGTGGACACCAGATCAGCCTGGTCTATCCAATGGACTACAAAGGGCTGAAAATGTCTTTTCCAAGGCTTTAGGATATGGTGCTATCAATGCAGCAGAGGACTACTCAGCAGCAGCATCTGAAAACCTAAACAATGTAGTCGCAGGTAAAACAGCAACAGGAGTAACAGCAGTATTTGCTGGTGGCTCTACAAAACTATTTAAGTTAGATGCCTCAGATCTTTCTTTGGATTCTGTTGTAAAGGCTTCTAGAACAATTACCAATGTTGTAAGAACAAGCAACACAGTAACAATTACTACATCAGTAGCTCATGGCTTTTCTGTAGGTGATTCTGTAACAGTCGCTGCCACATCTTCTACAGGTGTTAATGGCACAGCAACAATAGATACAGTTCCTACAACAACAACATTTACATACATTAAAACTGGCTCAGACATTCCAACCACAGCAGATACTGGAACTGTCAGCTTTCAATATACAACTCCTACCAATCAAAGGTGGAGATTTACCCAATTTGGGAATGTATTGATTGCAGCCAATGGTGGTAATCGCCTACAGGGATATAACTTAAATAGTTCTACAACATTTCAAGACTTGGCAGTAGATGCTCCACAGTCTCGATATGTAACAGTAGTTCGGGATTTTGTAGTGTCAGCTTATGTAAACAGTTCTACTGTATATCCATACAGAGTTCAATGGTCTGCTTTGGGCGATGAGTCCAATTGGACTAATTCAGCGACTACACAGGCTGATTTTCAGGACATTCCTGATGGCGGATCAATTGTAGGAATTACTGGTGGTGAGTTTGGTCTAGTCTTTATGGATCGGTCAATCCATCGGATGTCATACATTGGTAGCCCATTGGTATTCCAGTTCGATAATATTACTAGAAACCTAGGCTGCTATGAGTCGAACTCGATTGTGCAGTATGGTGGCACATCATTCTTCTTATCGGATGATGGCTTTTATGCTTGCGATGGACAGCAAGTATTACCAATTGGAAATGAAAAGGTAAATCGGTATTTTTGGTCAGATGTAGATGAAGGATCAATAAACCTTATGTCTGCTGCTGTAGATCCATTTAGAAAGCTGGTGATCTGGGCATATGCATCACAAGCATCTGCTGTTGTAGATAAATTGCTTATCTACAATTATCAGACAGGTAAATGGACTAGTGGCACAACCAATGCAAGCCGAGTCGCATCATCTTCTACACCATCGTTTGACTTAGAAGGCATGGATGTATTTGGCAATTTAGAGCAGATTCAGACATCTTTTGATAGCCGAGTATGGCTTGGTGGAAAGATGCAGTTTGCTGGTGTAAAAGATACAAAGATTGTTACCTTTACTGGAGACAACAATACAGCCATTATTGAGACAGGCGATATTGAGATGCCTGGCACAACATCAGCAATCACAATGGCAAAGCCTATTGTTGATGGTGGCTCAGGATCAGTAGCCTTGGTCTCTCGCAGACTATTGAGTGAACAAGTAGTATTTGGCACTCAAACAGCAGCAGATAGCGAAAATAGGGTCTCAATTCGAGGTGTAGGTCGCTATCATCGTCTACAATTAACACCTACAGGTCAATGGACAAATGCTGTTGGTTTGGATGTAGAAATGAATCCTTTGGGAACTAGATAATGTATCGAGTGTTGCCTCCATTTGGAGCAGATCAGCGAGGTGTTGCCGAAGTAGTCAATGGGATTATGAATGGCAAGACCAACAATACAGGGTCGGTTACTCTAGCGACAGGCGGAGCTTCTACAACAACCATTACAGATGCTCGGATTGGTGTAGATTCTGTCATTCTGTTGATGGCAACAGATGATGTATCAGCGACTGCATACTATCCATATCTAGCAGTTCAAGACGATACAGACCAAGCAGCAACGACAACGACAGCAGAAAACATTATGTCGTTTTCTACAACAGACTACAACCTCGGTGCAAGTCTTGTAGATAGCACAAAGCTAAAAGTAGATTATGCAGGACTGTATAACATTCAGTTTTCAGCACAGTTAATCAATACGACTAACGATGTGCAAGAGGTTAGTATTTGGTTCAAAAAAAATGGATCAAATGTAGCAGGCAGTAATAGCGAATTTGGTGTGCCACAAAGAAAATCGACAGGCACATCAAGCCGATTGATTGCAGCACTTAACTTTTTTATTGCATTGCAAAAAGATGATTATGTGCAGTTAGCATGGAGACCAAGCGACATTGGTGTAAGCATTGAGCATTTTGCAACACAAAGCACACCAACAAGACCATCTACACCTAGTGTTATAGCAACAGTTAGTTATCTGTCATCGAATGGATACACAAGCAACATCTTTACAAGACCTTATATATCAGCAGTAACCAATGGAAGTGCCACTATTAGCCATCCAGCTAATACAGTATCAGGCATGACTTATAAATACATCATCGTAGGATAAAGGAATAATTATGGCAGGCGGATTACCAATTAACGCTATTGCAAATGCAAACAGAATAGTTGATGGATTTGGTGCATCAACACCAACACCAACTGTTTCTAACATTACTCCAATGCCAACATTTGCACCAGGCACAGATCCAGTTCAATCATTACCAAATCCTGATCTGCAAAAGCCTCCAATTAGTAATGCTCCTCGGTTTTTGCCTAGCCCAACAATTGAGCCAGGAACTCCAGCAGCCAATGCTTCTCAAATAGATGCATCGATTCGCCCATTCCTTACAGAGGGTTTGCGCCAAGCACAAGAGATTTTCTTGCGCCAACAGCCTCAAATGTTCCCTGGTCAAACATATATAAGCCCATCAGAGCAAACATTACAGGCTTTGCAAACTCAAGAAAATCTTGCTAGAGCTGGAAGCCCTGCATTAGGATTAGCCCAAGGTGCTTTCTTGAGAGGTCTTACAGCACCATCTGAGGCTGTTCCTTTGTATCAAAATATCTATGGCGCAGCAGGTATGCAGCCTGGAGCATCTGTTTATGGTCAAGCAGCAGCAGGACAATTGCCTATAGCTGGTCAAGCTCAATTACAGAGCCTTTATGGAGCAGCAGGCGCACAACCAGGATCAGATATTTATGGTCAGGCAGCATCTGGCGGATTCCAAAACATTGCTACAGGTCAATTAGCCAATATTGCTGGTGGTGGATTCCTAGGATCAAACCCATATCAGCAACAAATGATCGCAGCAGCTACAAGACCATTAGTTCAGCAATTTGGTGAAACAGTATTGCCAGGCATTTCAAGCCTATACAGCCGATCTGGTCGTTTAGGTAGTGGATCTATGGAAAGAGCCTTAGAGAGGTCTACAGAGGCTTTTGGAAGGTCTTTAGGCGATATTACATCCAATATCGCAGGAACACAGTTCCAACAAGAAAGAGTTCTACAACAGCAGGCTTTGGGTCAATTGGCTGGTGTTTCTCAGCAAGACATTGCTACTCGCTTGGCTGGAGCATCTGCTCTCGAGCAAGCTCAAAGAGCTGCAACAGCACAACAAGCAGGAATCGCTGGTCAATTGGCAGGTCTTTCTAGTCAAGACATCCAGACTCGGTTACTTGGCGCACAAGGTCTACAGCAAGCTCAACAAGCTGCTCTTTCTACACAATTGCAAGCAGCAGGAGGTGTTGGCACAGGTCAATACCAAGAGTTGTCAAGACAGTTGGCAGCAGCCTCGGCAGCACCACAGATGTATGCTCAACAGTTCTTGCCATCGCAGACATTGGCACAAGTTGGTGCACAAAGAGAAGCAATCGCAGCACAGCCTCTACAAGAGCAAATGTCTCGCTTTGCTTTCGAGCAACAATTGCCATATCAGCAATTGCAAGGCTATTTATCATCTGTTTATGGTTCACCTCTTGGATCTTATGGATCTCCTGCTCCACAGCCTCAGTTTGCACCAAATCGAACTGTCGGTGCATTAGGTGGTGCTTTGGCAGGTGGTTTAGGTGGATATGCTTTAGGTCAAGCCTTCCCATCATTAAGTTTTGGCGGTGGCTTTGGATTGCCTGCTGTAGGAGCAATTGGTGGCGGTCTACTAGGAGGCGGTTTCTTCTAATGAATGTTTTTCCTCTCAATGTTGTGTATCTTCACCAGCATTGGGAGGAGATAGCAAAATACCTACAGCCAGCACTAGATTTAAGTGATGTAGAAGAATTTAATTTAGATCAGTTAAAAGTCTACATTGCGAATGGCAGTTGGACTTTGTTTGTTGTAGAAGAAGAAGGAAAAATATGCGGTGCTGTGGTGGTAGCTTTTGCAAACTACCCAAATGACAGGATCGCATTTGTAACAGCAATAGGCGGTAAATTTATCAGTAGCAGAGAGACTTCCGATAAATTTAAGGCTTTGTTAAAAAGCATGGGTGCTACTAAAATTCAAGGGTATGCTAGAGAATCAGTAGCAAGATTATGGAAACGAATTGGGTTTACCAATAAACAAATACTAGTGGAATTTAGACTATGAGATTCAACAATCGAGCCTGTGCATTGATGGATATTCCAGATCTGCCACAAGGAGCTTTTGAGCATATTGGCGATAGAAAGATTAAGCCTCAAGGTGGTGGCGGTGGATGGAATCCAATTTCTGCTATTACAGATCCTATTTCTGATGTCTTGGGCACATCAGGCGGTGGCGGTGGAATCTTAGGTGCTGTAGAAGATGTTGGTCAGGCTATTGGTGATGTTGGAGAATCTTTTGATAAAGCAGTTACTCAACCAATTGGTCAAGGTCTTGCAGAAGCAGATAAGTTTGTTGGTCGAGAGATTCCTGGCGGATGGATAACACCAGCAGCAGTTGCAGCAGCAATTGCAGCACCATATGCAGCACCTTATTTAGCAGGTGAAACAGCAGCAGCAGCCTCGGCAGCAGAGGCAGCAGCAGCTTTAGAGGCAGCAGCAATCGCAGAAGGCGCAACCACAGCAGGAATGGTTGCAGCAGCTAATACTGGTTTGCCAGCAGGAACTGCTACATTAGGTGCTTTGGCAACAGATGCTCTAGCTACAGCAACAGCAGAAGCAGCAACAGCATTGCCATATTCAGAGGCATTTGATGCAGTTAATCTTGCTAAACAAGGTTTAAGCGAAGCACAAATTGCACAGACTCTCAATATGTCTGCTGGTGTAGATTCATTTATTGCTAGAGATATGGCAAGTCTAGCTACACAAGGTTTGACTCCAGACCAAATTGTTCAGACATTATCTTATTCTTATAGTCCTGCTGAGTTAGCATCATTAAACATTGAGTCAAAAGCATTAGGACTTCCATCAAAAGGATTAACAGCAGGTCAGGCTCTACAAGGAGCAAGATTGGCAAGTGGCTTACTAGGTCAAAGACCACAAATGCCACAAATGCAACAGCCACAGTTACAAATGCCACAGGTTCGCCCTGCTGGAGCAGTAGATTACTCAGGATTATTAAATCTCTTATCGCCAAGAATGGCAGCAAGAAATCCAAATTCTTTATTAGGATAAATTATGGCAATTGATCTATCAGCTTTATTCGGTCAGCAACCAGACTACACAGCATTTACAAGTCCTGCTGAACAACAAAGGATGCAATCTAATGCATCGCAACAAGCATTGTTAAATGCAGCTATTGCATTGTTGGCTCAATCTGGCACACAAAGATACCCAATTAGCACAGGACAGGCTTTGGCTGGTGCATTAGGTGCAGGATCAGAAGGCTATAACCAAGCATTTGATCGCACTCTAAAGCAGATGGTTACAGGTATGCAGTTGGAGGAGTTTAAGAAAAAACGACAATCACAAGAAATGGCTCGTCAAGCTATTACACAGACTCCTGTGCCTATTCCAATGGCTACAGGCGAAGGATCTCAGCTAGAAATGCTTACAAGACCTGAGTTTGGTGGAGATATGCCAGGTGTTCGAGGTCAAGAGAGAGCAATTACAGAAACAGCCGATACATTAAGAGCCAATTTACCTACTAAAACATCTATAGATGTTAATAAACTTATTCAAGCCATTGCTATATCAGATCCATTGGAAGCTGCCAAGTTAATGTCTAAAGAAGGTAAAGAGTCATTTAGACCAATGACCAATGAAGAAAAGAAACAAGCTGGATTGCCTGCTGATAGACCCTATCAAATTAGCACAACAGGAAAGATTCAAGACATTGGAACTGGTCCACAATCTGTGGTTAATGTGTTGCCAGCAGAATCAAAAAGACAACAAGGTTATGGCGAATTAGGTGTTGAAGAAAATAAAGCTATTTTCCAATCTGGTAGAAAAGCAGTTCAAAATATTTCAAAAATTAATGACACTTTAAACCTTATTGAAAAAGGAGATGCAACAACAGGAATTGGTGCTGATTTAATTAATAATATAAATAGAGCACAGTTGTTATTTACTGACAGCAAAAAGAAAATTAATCAAGTTTCTGATACTGAGTTACTCAATTCTTTACTTGGTGCTGATGTGTTCCCACAAATCGGTGCATTAGGCATTGGTGCTAAAGGTCTAGATACTCCTGCTGAAAGAGAGTTTTTAAGACAGGTTATGACTGGAACAATCAATATGAACAAAGAAACATTAATTCGATTGACAAAACTCCGCAAAAAGTATGAAGAAAGATCGCTTAATGAATATAATAAAGCGGTAGATGAAGGTCAATTAGATGAATTGTTTAGATTTTCTGGATTGCCAAAGAGAAAATTGTCTGTTCCATCAACATCAATCACAGTAAATTACTAATATGACATACTCAATCACAACAAAAGATGGAATTACGATCAACAATATTCCAGACAATGTTGATCCACAGTCTCAAGAGTTAAAGGATAGAGTAGCCAAGATTCGAGCAGACAACCAAATGCCTGCCATAGAATTAGAGCAAAAGCCATTAACTGCTGGAGAAGTCGCTACTGGTGCAGTAATGAACTTCCCAAGGTCTTTTGCAAATCTTGTAGGAAACATTGTTACAGCAGTAACAAATCCGCTAGAAACAGGTAAGTCTATTCTTGATGTTGGTGCTGGTGCATTGCAAAATGTATTGCCTGAGAAGTTTGTTCAGTTTGTAGGAGAGGACAAACAGTCTAGAGAAATGGCTAGAAAAGTCGGTCAATTCTATGCTGATAGATATGGCACAGGAGAAGGTCTAAAAAAGGCTGTAGCAGAAGATCCTGCTGGTGTATTGGCAGACCTGTCTACTGTTCTTACAGGTGGCGCAGCAGCAGCTCCTAGAGCAGTTGCACAACCATTGGCAAGAGCAGCATCTACAATTGATCCATTAGCTGCAACAGTAAGAGGAACAGGTGCTGTAACAGGCGCAGTAGGCAGAAATATATTATCACCATATTTAGGTGTTTCTACAGGCGCAGGCAAAGAGGCTATTCAGCAAGCATTTGAAGCTGGTCAAAAAGGTGGCGCAGCAGCAGAACAGTTCAGAGCCAATATTACTGGTAGAGCCGATCCTACAGAAATACTAGACATCGCTAAAGCTAATTTAGATGAGCTAAATAGAATTAAGCAAGATGAGTATCGGTCTGGAATGGTTAATGTTAAAAATGACAAGTCCATCCTAGACTTTGCTGATATTGATAAGTCTTTAACAAATGCAGAGAAAAAAGTTACATTTAACAAACAAGTTGTTAATCGATCTGCTGCTGAAAAAATAAATGAAGCAAAAGGATTGATTGGCAATTGGAAAAGTCTAGATCCTGCAACATATCACACACCAGAAGGCTTAGATGCTCTTAAAAAGCAAATTGGCGATGTTTTAGAAGGCATCCCATTTGAGCAAAAAGTAGCAAGGTCATCTGTTGGCGAAATATACAATTCTGTTAAATCTACAATTCAGAAACAAGCTCCTGCTTATGCAAACACAATGAAAGCATATACAGAGGCTACAGATCAAATTAGGGAAATTGAAAAAGCCCTCAGCCTTGGTAAAAAAGCATCTGTTGATACAGGTGTTCGCAAACTACAAAGCCTCATGCGAGACAATGTTCAAACTAACTATGGACAGAGAGTAAAACTAGGCAAAGAATTGGAGTCTATGGGTGGACAACAGTTCATGCCTGGAGTCGCAGGTCAAGCATTATCAAGCATTGCACCAAGAGGAATATCTGGTGCATTATCTTTGCCTACAGGACTAGGCGGTTATGCTCTTGGTGGCATACCTGGTGCAGTAGGATCAGCAGCATTATCTTCACCTCGATTAGTCGGAGAAACAGCATATGGTCTAGGATTAACATCTAGAGGTGCAAGAGAATTTGGAACATTAGTTCCTCCAGCAGTAGACCCAAGACTTTACAATGTTTTATATCAGTCTGGTCAAATGGAAGGCTTATTAGGTCAATAAAGGAAAATCATGGCATATACAAAGTATTCTCTAACCCCTGCTAATAACACAGCAACTCCTCCAGATGGAGCTCCAGAGGGGATGCTCCCATCGGCTGTCAATGACACCATGAGAGATATGATGGCTCAGATCCGAGATGTCGGAGATGGCATTCGAGATGGCACATATACCATGACTGCTGCCAAGATTACTGGTGGCACTATTACTGGTGCAACAATCAATAATTCTGCTATCGGTGGCACAACAGCAGCAGCAGGTGCATTTACTACATTGTCTGCTACAGGTGCAACAACATTTAGTGGTGCAACAGTAGTATCTGGAAGCCTAACAGCTAATACTTTCTCTAGCTCTGGTGCAACTATTACTGGTGGCACAATTAACAGCACAGCAATTGGTGGAACGACCGCAGCAGCAGGCAAATTCACCACACTAGAAGCTACTGGTGTTACCACAGTTCAAGCTGGAACAGTATCTGCACCTGCTATCACTACATCAGGCGATACCAACACAGGTATCTTCTTCCCAGCAGCCGACACTATTGCCTTTACAGAAGGTGGTGCAGAGGCGATGAGGATTGATTCATCAGGTAATGTAGGTATTGGTACTAGTAGTCCACAAGTTAAACTTCATATTGCTGGTCCTTTAGCAGTTCAAGGAGCTTCTGGATTCCCAACTAGTGGAAAGGGTTGGGAGCTTCTTGTTGAAGGAACAGTAGATAATGCAATCCAATCATACAACAGAGACACATCGTCTTGGATGAACGCCAAATATTATGCAAATCAACATATTTGGATTACTAGTTCAGCAGAACGCATGCGTATCGACTCCAGTGGTAATGTTTTAATTGGTACAACTACGACAACAAATAACCTGCGTTTAAATGCTAAATTATCAGTAGTTAGTACTGGTGCTGGCAATTTTGGTGGGATTGTAGTTCCTAGCTACAGCGGAACAACTGCTGGTGCTGCTTCATTTATGGATTTTACTAGAAGCAGGGGAACTACAGATGGTTCTTTGACTAGTGTTCAAAACGGTGATGCTCTTGGTTACATTGTTTTTAGAGGTACTGATGGAACTGTAATTTCTGATGCTGCAACAATAGTTGCTGAAGTAGATGGAGTAACTGGTTCAAGCGGTCAAATTCCTGGAAGATTGATTTTTAACACTAAATCAGGAAATACTTTAGCAGAACGGATGCGTATCGACTCTAGTGGTAATGTAGGTATTGGTACTAGTAGTCCTAATGCAAGACTGGATATTCTTGGAAGCAGTAGTAGACTTCGTCTCGATGGTTCATCTGCATCGTTTCAAATTCTTTCAAGAAACACAGCAGATAGCACTACTAATCCGCTAATATTTGATGCGGATACATATACATTAAATCGTGCTGGCACTACTAGAATGTTTATCGACTCTAGCGGTAATGTCGGTATTGGTACTAGTAGTCCTGCCGCACCTATAGATGTTGTTTCTAATAGTTCTGCTCATGCTTTAAGAGTTAGAGGTCGTTCATCTGAAGATACGGGACAAATTAGATTTACCAACAACGCTGGCTCAACTACATATGCAGTTTTGCAAACAAATTCAGGTGAATTTTCAATTCAAGGTGTAGCGAATAGTCCAACTGTTTTTTACACAAACAACACAGAACGGATGCGTATTACCTCTGGTGGTAATGTTTGGATTGGTACTAGTAGTTCTAGTTTTGGTTCTAGATTTGCTGTAGAAAAAAATGGCGGTGATGTGGTTGGTTTTGGAAATACTAATGTTGTTGCTGGTGAAACAGTTATGACTGTAAAAGGTGGCGTTAATACTACAGACACAACCACAACATACATAATATTCCAAAGGGCTGATGGCACAACTAGAGGAACTATTGTTGCTACAGGAACAAACGGTGTTGTTTACAACACTTCATCCGATTACCGTTTAAAAGAAAACATTGAACCAATGACAGGTGCTTTAGCCAAGGTTCAAGCATTAAATCCTGTTACATACAAATGGAAAGAGGATGGCTTAGATGGACAAGGGTTTGTTGCTCATGAACTTGCTGAAGTATTTCCTGATGCCGTAACTGGTGAAAAGGATGCAGTTAATGAAGATGGTTCTATAAAGCCACAAGGCATTGACACATCGGTGTTAGTAGCTACGCTTGCTGCTGCTATTAAAGAACTAAACGCTAAAGTAGAAGCACAAGCAGCCGAAATAGCATTACTTAAATCTAAATAACTTAATAAGGAGAAGTAAATATGAGCAAAGACACGAAAAAAGCTCAAACTATTTTTATTGACAATGTAGAGCATGATTTAGACACAATGACAGACGAACAAAAATTACTCGTTCAACATTGTTTGGACTTAGATCGCAAAATTGCTTCTGCACAGTTTAATTTGGATCAGCTTAAAGTAGGTAAAGATGCTTTTGTAAATATGCTAAAAGAGTCTTTGACCAAAGAAGAAACTATTCAATAGGTATGGAAATGGCAGAGGAATTCTTAGACCCCTACAAGTATGGAAAGCTAGTAGCCCAAGTCGAGACTATGGAAAAGAAAATAGACACGATGGAAGCTGATATTAAAAAACTAGTAGCTATGGCTGAGAGGTCTAAGGGTTCTCTCTGGGCAATTATGGGAGCAGCATCAGTCTTTGGTGCTTTTGTTACTTGGTTGGCAGAGTTATTCTTTAAGAAATGATCTACATCTACTACGCTGTATTAGTACCAATATCCTTAGTTATTACTCTTTTTGGAGTAATCCTAGCACCTATTCTGCCTGCGTTTTCTAAGATAGAAATTGGATGGTTAGACAATCATTCTTATATTGGTCTTGGGCATCGTTTGCCTAAATGGTTAAACTGGTTCATGACTCCTGACAACGCACTAGAAGGCGATGCTACATTTGAGAAAATCAATGGTCGTTCTTATTGGGCGATGGTCAAATGGTTATGGAGAAACCCTGCATATTCATTTGGACTAAAGTATCTTAATAGCCCATATCACACAGTCGTTAAAGGTGATCCAACGATCAAAGACAACGACAATGCTAAAGCAGGCTGGTGCTTTGTTAAAGCTAATGGTTTATTTTTGTTCCGTTGGATCAAGCCTATCGGTTTTAATCGCTGCATTTACTGTAACTTTGGCTGGAACATTATGGGATTAGTCGATCCTGGTGCAAACCCTAAACCCGATACATGGCAGTCCACATTTGTATTCTCTCCTAGACTATCAGGATTCAGATGATTACTTTAGTCTCTACACTCCTTTCCTTTCTTGCTGGTGGTCTGCCTAAGTTCTTAGACTTCTTCCAAGACCGATCTGATAAAAAGCACGAGCTAGAAATGGCTCGGCTACAGACCGAGAGAGAGCTTACTTTAGCCAAAGAAGGTTTCTTAGCTCAAGCTAGGGTAGAAGAAATCCGTACCGATCAAATTGAGATTGGCGCATTGCGAGATGAAAAGATTGCCCTGTATCAACACGATACCGATCTAGCCAAAGGTGCAGATAAATGGGTTATCAATGCTAGAGCAATGGTTCGACCTGCTGTTACCTATGGAATGTTTTTTATCTTCTTATTTGTAGAAGTAGCAGGATTCTGGTATGCCTGGCATCATTCTGTGCCATTTGATGAGGCTCTAAAGATCCTCTGGTCAGAAGAAACAATTACTATCTGGTCATCCATTATTGCCTTCTGGTTTGGCAGCCAAGCCTTTAGTAAGCGGTGAAAGTAAGCGAATCAGGGTTATCCCTAATAAAGAAGCATGAGGGATGCCGATTAGAGCCCTATAAAGACCCTATAGGACTATATACTGTAGGATATGGGCATCTTATAGGCGATGGAAAATCTCTGCCTATAGAGTGGTTTAGGCGGTTTACAAAGGAAGAAGTAAATGAACTTCTTAAAAAAGATGTTGAGAGATTTGAAAGAGGGGTATTACGACTATGCCCTAATCATCTTACTCAGCATCGGTTTGATGCACTTGTGTCATTCGCTTTCAACCTTGGTCTTGGAAACTTACAAGCATCAACCTTAAGGCGAAAACACAACAGAGGTGATGTGTTTGGTGCAGCGCAAGAATTTTTGAAATGGAATAAAGCTGGAGGCAAAGTCCTAAGAGGCTTAACTATTCGCAGACAGGATGAGTCTAATTTCTACTTAGACAACTAAAGTTCGATACACAACCCCATCTCCCCACACCTTCTCTACTGAGTTTTTATACAGCTCAATCACCTTCTCTGCATACATAATCACAGGCGGTCTTTCTGCAAAGCAGAATGCATAGACCAATGGTGCTCCTTTCGATCCATACCATTCTAGGAATAGTGGGATCATCTCAGCCTCTTTCTTCTTGATATTCGATGTTCCTTTTACCTGGACTACAAACAGACCTTTTTCTGTTTCTACAATATAGTCTGGTAGATTTCTAAGATATGGGTTTATCTTTGAGAAGTTTTGAATTGGATCTTTGAGAGAATCAAACCCAATCCTAATAACTGTGTAATGCTTGTCATTACAGTATTTTTCGAATAGCTGCTCGCCAAGATTCTTTGTTCTGCTTCTTTCTTGGTATGTATGCGATCCGTTAATAGTTGCTCCATTGCTCGGTAGGGATGGAGCACTCCTTGTGAAGGGTGTAGGCATTGCACCTACTGATGCCGAGCTCATCTGGGGGTTACATACAGCTCACTACTGAGCCACAGATTGTGCACACCTGTAGTTTACCTCCAACTACAAGAGTCTGTGTTTGACAGGCTAAAGCACTACCCATTAGTAACATATATGTTACCAATCCTAAAATAATCTTTTTCATAATATTCTCCCTAGAATGGAATTTCGTCATCTTGGATGCCACTACTTCTTGGCATTTCATCATTGCCTTTCGGAGTAAATCCTTGTTTCTTTGGATCTCCGATTCGACCAGATAAAAACTTCCCCTTCTTGCCATCCTTCAACCAATGCTCCACTCCATTTATCTTGATTGATCCCTTATAGTCAGGGTGTTTGTCTGTGAGCTTCTTGTCATTCTTAAATAGACTAAAGCTACCATCTTTCATTTCATATGCCATTTACAGCCTCTCTTTCAATTTAATAAATAGGTCATTGACCTCGCTTAGGAACTGCTTTACTTCTACTTCCATCTGGTCGATATACTCCTGATCTCTATCAACCCTTACTACAAACAACTGTAACTCCTCAGGAACTCTTGGATCAAAGCTCACAAAATCACACCATTTAGCATTAGTAACAGCCATCTGGCATTGCATCTGTGGGATGTATTTGCTCGGAGCTTTCTCATCAATAATGGTCTCAATATGAGTAGCAGTATTTGGACACTTGATCTCAATCAAGCCTTCGCCTACAACCCCATCAGGAGAGCATCCAAACCACTCTATAGTCGGATGATCCACAAACCCTTTCTCCTCCACAAAACTGCTTGTATGGGCTTCATATGCCATCCTAGCCTGTGGCTCTGTGGCAGTTCCCCATTCCATTGCAGCATTGGTAAAAGATTCCTGCTGTTGCCCTGTCAATCGCTGAACTACTAGCTCCATCTTGTAGTTCTTTCTTGCAGCAGCTTCACCAGTTTTTATCTTGGCTAATACATCAGCCACTCTGCTTGCAGTTACTTTGCCAAGCCGAGCCTTAAACCACTCATCTGTTCTTTGTTCCATAAATCCCCCATTAGTGCAACTTCTCCCTCACATCACTTAATGATTGGTTTAGAAATGCCAGCATAATCTGGGCTACTTCTAAAGACAATCCGCCTCCTTCAACTTCGGCATTTAGTCTGCCTGGTTCATATTCTACAATAGTAATTCTACATTCGGATAGGTTATTTTCCATATCTTTTGCTATTTGTAGAGTTTTTCATAGCCTCTGCCATAAAGCACCTATTTTCCCTTTTCATCTGCCTTTGGTATTCATCGGTGCAGTCATCGCAAACAGTTACTACCTCATCTCCCCATTTTTGATAGTATTTCCATTTAGCATACTCATATCGATTTTGAAAGCAGATTGGATACCAATCATTCTTTATCATCGTCTGGCATTGGCTCTTGGTCTGTAGTTCTAATAAGTTGATTATCGATTCCATCTTCTTCCCATTGTCTCTGATAGGCTTCTGCCAAGGCATCTATGGCAGCATTCCATCCTAAGACAAAATATTCCTGGGGATGATAGACAGGTTTATCGAGCTTATTAAAAGCCTCAAGACAATGCTTGTTGATAATCATTTACATAGCTCCTCTACCCAAGTCTTTGCAAACTCCCAAGATACGACTATTATCGCAAATGGTAGAAGAATGTAAATACCTAGATTTACAAGGACTTTGACGATCTTTGCCATCTAAACACCGATACATTTTTTGCATCAATCTTAGGTTCTACATCATCTAGAGTCTTTTCACAAAGAGCCCTAAAGTCCTTCCACTTCTTTTGATAGACAGCCTGCTCTGATGCAGGAATGTAGTTATACAGCTTTCTCCATCGGATCGTAATATCTGTGGAGCTCGGTGTGTAAATATAACTATTTTCTTGATTCATATTTTCTCCTTGATTCCCTATCTAGACATTGCTGGCACTTCCACCTATAAACAGGCTTAGACCTAGCACCAACCTTCACCAACTTAAAACCATCTTTTGCCCTAGCAGCTTGGCAACTATTACACCACTTCGTCTCCATCCCATCCTTCCTTCATATATCCATACTCCGATGCATCGGCTACTGCTGTGAGTTTTAAACAAACATCGCATTGGTCTATCCATACTCGATGACTCTCCCCTGTTTTCATGGGGATTGCTCCCCATTTTTCTCCACAATCAAAACAAACATTATCAGGCTGCTCATCAGCTAGTTTCACTTAACTGTGCCTTTCTTGTTTCTTTTGCCTCATTAACCTTCTTGAGAGCCTCTTTGTCTTTTGCGACTTCTTTGTAAGCCTGGGCAAAATTAACCTTGAGCTCTACAAGATCCTTAGACTGCAAGATCTTTTCTATAAGACTAGATGCATCTACTTCTACATCATCCCAAAGATCCTCTCCAACATACAAAGACAATCCAAGACCATGCAGAGCAATTGCTTTGGCTAGGCATCGCTGCATCGCTGTATTGACTGCAAATGCATCTGGATTAGGAATAGCCTTGTTTCGATAGTCCATTACAGGCAACTGAGCTGTCATGGATTTACCAAAAGCATTGACTGTGCAGAACACCATTACAGTCTCTCCAAAGCAAACTGGCTGTCCATAAGACCAAGTAGCTGTTGGATCTTTTTGTAGCAATGTGTCTACAGCCCATGCCCAAGATAGATAAGACAAACCATTCTTCTTCTCTACCT